GCAAATGAGTCCGGCTGACAAGGGTGAGTTTTTAGGTTTTTTTTGAAAATAGAGTAAAGCCTATGAGTACAAAATTCCTTGATACCAAAGACTATGTTCCAGGGCAGCTTCCACTTCGTAGGTCCATAACGCTAATGTTTGACCGGGTTTTCTCGGGCAAGTTTACTTTTACATTTTACCTCGGAGAAAAGTTAGTCTGCACGATGAACAAAGAGAACTTTGATCATAGGCAGGCGTCTTTTTTTGAAGGCATTGCCGATCCAAGCTACAATCGATGAGCGAGCAGCACTTTTCATAGACCTCCTTGAGAATGGGAAAGAGTGAGCAGAGGGCACGGCAAGTTTCTTGCAGTGTCCTTTTTTATTACAATCACATGCAAGGCGGAACAATGGAAAAAGAGATTCTATTGCAGCTGGAAAAGCTCAGTCCTATGACGCTTCTATTGATTGTAGTCATCTATGCAATCGCGAAGCTTCCACGGTACTCGCTCGACAAAATGAAAATTGAGAGGGATGAGAAGGACAAAATCTTAGTCCATCTTAACGAACAGGTGGACAAGCTCACAGTCCAGCTTGATCAAATGAAAAAGGAGCTATTTGACTATCGCAAAAGGTTTTTCAAGCTTGAGGATGACTACGCACAATTGAAAAATGAATACGAAGAGTTAAAGGGGGAGCTGGAAAAACATGAGAAAGAAACTAAGCGCTGATTTTTTCGAGGATGAGTTCTATTCCCCTGATACCCGCTCGGCAAAAATGGAACCTGAGTTTATCTACAAGCTGCAAAAGCTAAGGAACGTGGTCGGGGTTCCCTTCACAATATCCTCAGGCTTCAGGTCTCAGGCTTACAATGCAATCAAGGGCGGCGCTGGTTCCAGTCTTCACCTTTTGGGCATGGCGGCTGATATCGACCATACTGGGTGGACCGGCGAAATTCGCTTTAAGTTCGTCGCTGCAGCTTCAGCCTTGGGCTTTTCAATCGGAATTTATGACAGACACTTCCACGTCGATACCCGGCTGGGTCCGAAAGTCCTTTGGATCGGCAAAAGCAAAAACTAATGAATTTTTGGAGGATTGCTAACGGGCGTTATAACGGAAGGCATCAGCCTATCCGTTAGTTTTTTCCGCAAAAAATCCATGTCCAAAACTGGAGTATCCGCTTTTTTCTTTTGCATTCTGACGCCTTCCCATGATCCAATGAGCAAACTTTCAAAAGTCTTTTCAAATTTAAATCGAGGTGTTGACTCATGTTAAAGCACATTTTCAGTGGGATTGTCATTGCTGTTTTCTTGTGCAGCAGTCCGGCTATGTCAGCAGGAAAGTGCGAGTTCTATGCAAAGGCATCGATCGGCGTCCTTGAGTTTACTGGGACCGGATGTACGGTGGAAGGCAAGCCAAAGGTTGAAGGCGGGAAAGTCTCAGGGGAATTCACGGTTGACCTGGCTAAGCTTGACGCCGGGGTTCGCACCGATCACATGCGGGACAAGTATCTCGAGGTCGCAAAGTTCCCCAAGGCAGTCCTGAAGCTTGACCCTATGCCTGAAGCTGGCGGCGCGTTTACCGGCAAGCTTACCCTGCACGGAGTCGAAAAGCCGATCGCTGGAAAGGCTGAGAAGACGCCGACAGGATATGGTTTTAAATTTGACGTAAACTCTCCTGATTTTGGAATCGCAGAGGCAAGTTATAAGGGAATTACAATTGCAAAAACTATCGCTGTTTCTGGCTCTATTGATAACTGATATCGGTTTAAGTTATCCTCAAACTATCGTACACGGCTACCAGACATGCGTGACCTGCCATGCGTCCATTGACGGCGGGGACACGCTCAACAACTATGGGCGGGCAATGACCGAAGAGTTTATGGCCACGTTCGCCCGCGAAGGTGAAGCCAGAGAATTTTTCGGACTAGCCGAGTCAGATAACGTTGACCTGGGAATCGAGTATCGAAACCTGAGGTTCCAAGATGCAAAAACTGGCAAGTCTGATCAGTTCCCTATGTATTCAGTTGGGCAACTTGTTCTTAGACATGCTGGCCTTAGCGTGCTTGGTAGTGTTGGATATTATGGACGTGACCGGGTGCGTGAGACGCGACAATGGTGGGTGAATTATAATGTCAGTTCTGATGCTCATCGCTTGGATATCAAGTACGGCTATTGGCTCCCTGTGGTTGGGATTGGCAGCAACAATCATGATCTTGCGATCAAAAAAGGCCAGGGGTTCGGACGCGGTCAAGAAAGATTCGTCTCTCAAATAGCCTACAGCAATCGCTGGTTCGAAGCCAAAGCCATGCTTGCCCGGTCTGATATCAGAATCGAAAAGGGTGAGGATAACTTTCCCAAGAATTCATCGGAATCACCTGAAGAGATTTTAGGCCAGTTTCTTTTTCGCCGCATTGAAGGCCTTGAAGTTGGACTGCACGGAAGGCAAACCGATGGGGTCAATACCCTTCAGGGCTTTTCCACGCGCATAGCAAAAAAGAAAGCCTACATCTTTTTGCAGCAAGACTTGGACCCAAAGAAACAAATCAGGACAAGCTACGGGCGATTGGGCTGGTTCATCATTCGGGGACTTGATCTTCACTATGAAGTGGACCGCTTCGAATCGAAGTCTCAGGCAATCGATAGGCGCGCCTTTGGGTTTAATTGGATGGTAAGGCCACGCTTGGAATATGAAGGGGGGTACAGCCAATGGTTAGGGGAATCGGCCTATCAAACGAGCCTGAAACTTTGGATGTAAAAGAATTTGTTTCAGAGAAGTTCCTCCAAAATCAGCTGATTGATCATTTGAACCGGGAAACCGATGGTCTGTTTTGGCAAAATGATTCCATTGGGATCAAGGGAAGGAAGCGGCAAAACCAGTATCGGCCTAACGGCGTGCCTGATATTCTGGGAATCCTTGACGGTCAAGCGATTGGGATTGAAGTGAAAGCGCCCAAGGGCAAAATGCTTCAGTCCCAACTTGATTTTTCAAGTCGAATGAAACAGGCGGGCGGTCTGTATTTTGTTGTGCGGAGTATGCAGGATTTAACTGAAATAATGAAAATTCAAGGTTGGTAGTCTTTACGGTACATTTTGACTTAACTCCTGTTCATCCTGGCTTGCCTTCGCACGCCGGGATATTTCCCTCTGCACTTGATCAGCTGACAAGGCCATGACTGCAGCGCGGTTTGGTTTTTCTTTCCCAGTCAGCTGATGAGACGCGACGACAACTGTCTTTAGTCTGCCTCTGGCAATCCAGGTCCTCACTTGCCTTTCGCTGACTCCAATCATTCGCGCGGCGTCATTGATTCCATAGTATTCCATTCTCACTTGTCCTTAAAAATTTCGCACCGATCAGCGGGCGTTATCATAAAACCTTCATCACTTCGGATCGGCTCAAGATAAGGGAAAATTTGATTCCCGACTTCTATATATTTGAGATAGCCAACAACCGTTTTGCTTTCTCCGTGAAGTCTCACGGAAAGCTTTGTCCCTGGCTGAATCTCAGCGGCTAGCCTGACTTCTGTCTTGGTTTTTTGGAACCAAAATACGGCGCAATCCATGTTCATCAGCCCGCCTTTTAAGTCCGAGTTTGACTTTGCATCGTGCGATCATTTGCGACACCACTCTTACATTGTAGCTGAGCAAGCGGAACCGTGCGACAATCGCTTGATCAGATTCCCCGCGTAAGATCATGGCCGAGACTGTTTCAACTGTCAGCCTCACTGCAGACCATCCTTGGGCTTTTTACGGTTGAGGACTGGACCAACTTGGGCCTCGTGCAGAGGGATATTAAAGCAGACTGTCTCTGCTAAGTTTTCAATGATATCTGTCAGGTCAAGCTGATGAGCCTTGCTGAATTCCATGAGGAGCATGGCAAAGACGGCTGTCACCCTTTCGCTAGTCAGAAGTGAATAGTCAAGTTCTGGAAGCTTTCCGAGTTTGTTTGCAGCAACAATCGCTTCGGTCGATATGCCCGATGCAATGACCCCAATGTTATAAAAGATACCGGCAATAGCTTGCGGGTCGACTTCCAAAATATCAGGGTGCTTGTCTGTCATCGATGCCTCATTGTTTTCTGTTTTCTTTATTTTGCACAGTAAAACGAAAAAGGCATTAACTCTTTTTCTGCAAAGGACCGAGGAGCATGAACAGGGCGTCAACTGCTTCTTTGAGTTGGTCAAGGTTCCATGTTTTAATTTTTGGGATATCCTCTTCTGCTATCATAAGAGCCGAAGCCACGCTTGCTCGCCCATGAATTTGGATATAATTCGAAATATCAATCACATAATCCCTCAAAGTTTTTACTATTGCTGCAGGTATTATTTCTTCGGCTACAATAATTTCCCCTGACTCAGTAACTTCCACAGCATGTCCAAGTTCTTCCGGGGTATAGCTGATTCCAGATAGAGCATCTGGGAACATCGACCGAGCCATCTCGCTGACAACGCGGCTTCGAAGCATAGCGCGAGTATATTTTTTCCAATTGTCTTTGCCCATCAATTGGGCCTTCGTCGCGTCTTCGCGTGTGAAAGAAAACTCAAAACTCCCGGTCGCTGGCCGAGACGCCCTAATCCTACAGGCCTCGCCTGATACTTCCAAAAATTCTATCTTAGCATTCGGCACATTTTTGAGGATCATAGTCATCATGAGTTCCGCACTCATCGTCGGCTTGCCTTCGACGATATGAATATGTGAAAAAGCGTGCATCGGTTGAATGCCGATTTCCCGGCCTTTGATCATGATTGCAATCGCCGCTTCAGGTGTTCTAATTGACTTAGGGATCATGCCCGATGAAACCAGTATAGCAGCTTGCTCTTTAATCATTTTCCATTCATTCACAGGCGTTATTAAAGTTAAATCATTCATTTTATATTTTCTTTCAATACTGAAAATTTGGGGAACGTGTTGACTCGCAGTTCGGCGACCTCTGACACTTGGGCGTTTCCTTCACTCAAAGCTTTTTGGATTGCGGACTTGTCCCATGAATAGTCGGTGCGAACAAAATCGGAATATTGCATAGCCTTGTAAATATCGGGATCGCCTTGCTTCAGATGCACAGCGCCCTTGCTCTTTTGCATGGTGACCGCGTAGAGGTTCCCTGTGAACTTCTCAAAGCCATTGGAGGTCATCGCAAAGACAAGGTGCTCTTTGATGCTTTTGATATTGGACTGAATTGTTTTCTTTGCGGTCGCGTATTCTTTTTCGCGTGCAGCGAGATAGGATTCTTGTGCTTCAAGCTTGTCGATCAAATACTTGTAGCTGTCAACCTTGACCTTCGCGCCGTCCATGAAATCAATTTGCTTTTCCAAATCGATTTCAAGCATGGCATCGTCGCAAGCCTGAAGCTTCAACAATAGGCTGTATAAGGATTCCGGCTTTTCAGATTCCATAGTTTCTCCTCGATATTGAAGAGGAAATATAATCCAAAAAGCCGGGAAATTCAATTACAGTATGGGTTTAGTCGAGATCGAGAGTGATTGTGGTTCTCTCACTGTCAGTCATTCCAGCTGTAACCCGATCTTTAGTGTCAAGGATATCGCGGAATTTGACCGTTGCCAGTCCACCGCCTAGGTCGACAATGTCAGTTTTGCCAGCCGCAACAGCGACAAGAAGGCGTAGCAGTTCGGATGAAGTGTATCCAGATTCTATGATCTGGGACCAAACAGCATTGGCCAGGCCCTCTGGTGATAATGGAGTCGGACCGCCGGAAGCGGCTTCCATAAACGCCTCAGCTGTCATCGTCCCGCTTGGCACAAGAATCATTGTACCGTTTGCCAAAATCCCAAATATCCCGCCGAGAATAGCGGAGTTGACGGTTATGTTCATCGACCCGTTAGCGACGACGTCGACAGCGGATGAAAGAACTGCAGAGTCAACGGCAAGAACAAGCGACCCAGATGCAATCAGCTGAACAAGCAAATCAAGGTTGGCCGTAGTCGCTGTCAACACCATGGACCCGCTGGCGTCGGCAGGAATAGCCAGCGTCAAGACGATAACCCCTTGAGCCATGGTCGCGCTTGATTCGGTGTAGCTACTAATTGACCCAGAAGACTGAGGCAGGACGAAAGAGCTCGGTCCTAGATGCCCGTTGGCATATCCACCGAAAATTTTTGAAAGCCCATCGGTCCCACCGGCAAAACGATTTCGAAAACCGCCCTTAACGACATTTCCGCTTTGACCGCTGACGGAACCGGTGAACTTACCCGGATTCGAAAACTGTGCCCTGCCTTGTCTTACTAGCATATGATTTAGCTCCATCCCAATTCGATTGAACCACTAAAGTTTGTGTTCGCACCGGTAGCAGCGCCTGTAAAATAAATCCAAGTCAGACATGCACCATCGACGATCTGAGGTAGGGACGGGATTTGGTTCAAAAAATCGCGCTCACTTGCGACAGTTGCTGTGACTAGAGGAATAGTCAAAAGTGGTTTGCACAATATGAGGGCGGCTGTACCAGCGCCAGACGCAGCTGAGAGGGTGATAGATTCAACCGATCTGATTCCGTAGTCTCCATTTGCCAATGGCAAGAACGGACCATAGTTATTTGCAGCGGTTCCACTGTGTGTAATATGCGGAGTAATAGCCGAAGCAGTGCATGATACTGTGACAGGAAGCGTATTGCCTGCCGTTCCACCTTGATCAGTATAGGAAATATTAACGTTATGAGCCGTTGCACCCGATGTTGTGACGATAGATAGAAAAGCCCTAATGCCTTCGCCGTTTGCGTATCGTAAAGAAGGAGTTCCCGTTAAAGTTTGCGCGGTTCCTATATTCATATTTATGCCGGGATAATATCCCTGCATATCGATCAGCATGAGTTGTGAAGGCACGCCAGTTGCTGCGGTTGTTATCGCCGAACCATTAAGCACATGCTTGGTTTCAGTCGAAACATTGCCTCCGTGCCTCAATCCGAAAATTTGTGTTCCGTTGCCGGTCGATTCATCGCACGGTGTCCATGCCAATGCAGTTCCCGCATATGCATTCGCGATCGGATTGCCTGAAAGAGAACTAAAATCGTACCATCGGCCCGCAACATATGCAGCCGCTCCGGTGATTTTGTTCCAATCATTTCGATGAAATTTTCCTGACGTAATTGAACTAACTAAGTCATCAATTGATGTAAAGCCCATGGAATTTTTCCCTTTAAGAATTTACGAAAAGCAATTCGCTCACATAGTTTCCCGCGACCGACCCGCCTCGCTGCACGAGAAAATTCAGACAAGCACCAGGCATTATTTCGGGAGGATTTTGACCGAAAATACCAAACTGTTTTTCAGTCGCAACGTTTGATTCCATGATGGCAATCTCAGCGAGTGGCTTTACAAGTGCAGCGAGAATAAACCCCCCTGAACCACCACTCATTTGTGCTGATTCAATCGACCTTACGCCTTTATCACCCAAAGCTAGAGGAAAGAAAGGAGTAGCCTCGGACGCTCCCCCCAATGGACCTGAACCACTTGCACAGACGCCTATATTGGATGCGAGGATTAGATTGAAGGTCGATGATCGACCGCTAACGCCGTCGCTATTTGTATAGGTAATTGTGATCGGTGCACTTGTCGATAGAGGCGATTGGACTATGAGTACAATTTGAACACCTTCACCCGTCGCATAACGTGGCAAGGAGACTGAATTGTCCATAGTTTGGGGGTCCAGGGTATCGGTATCAATCAGAGGATAGAAGAGCAAATAATCCAAAAGGTGGACATAGTCGGGTGGACCGTTAGCTACCACTTGTTGAAGTATTTGCCAGCGTAAAAGATGTTTGGATCGTCCAGAGACAAAACTACCTGCGAAAATTCCTAGATTTCCTGTCCCTTCGAGTGGTGTCGCCGAAAGTGCACTTCCAGGAAAAGGGTTATATTTTGGAATCCCTGACGATTGATTCAAATCGACACAGAATCCTGTAGTTCCAGGATTCGGAGTCGTTGGTTTATAAACATATTGCCAGTGGGTGTCCTGTGCAGCTTGTCTTCCGATAGCTGCAAAGCTTTGAAAGCCCATGACTCAACCTCAATCGAGAGTGAAGGACAGAGCGCCACTAGCGAACTGCGGCTGTACGCCCGTTGATACTGTGATACTCGACGAAAGTGCAGCACGAACTATGATCGTACCAGCGCCGCTGGCAGTCGTTACGATTGCGGCGTAAGTGATAACATTTGAACCGGATGAACAAACGGCAAATTGCTCAAGGTTGGCATTGCTCAAAAGGTTTGCAGCAACAGTAAAATCAGACGCGCGGGTCAAGGTCGCACGAGCATAACCGCCGTAGGTCGCCTCATTTGTTATCGCGGTTCCAGCTTCGCCGGGGTCCGCTGTGTAGAGTGCAATCCATAGATCGGTGTTAGCAGCCCATGGCAAAGCGGTTCCAACAAAAACTTGATTCAAGACAGCTGTTTCAGCGGTATCTCCAAAGGACATCACTCTCTCCTAAATAAAAAAAATCAGTTCCAACCACTTGGAAAATAAGAATTACCTGATCCCCCACCGCTCGGACCGGGAAGGCCTCTAGCAGTGAGTTGAATGATAGACGGTTCGATCCCGATTCGCCTTATTTCTATTTTCGCGGTGCCGACAACGGGTGAATGATTAATGACGGTGATGACCGATATCGACTCCACCCCTCCAGCAACGTCAATTCTGCTTATTTCAATTTTCATGATCGGGTGACCTCGGCTGTGACCTCAAAGCGTCCTTCGATCAATCTATCGACGCCGCCAGAGCCATTGGCTAGTTCCAGGTCGTAGTAATAAATCCAAGCTGGTATTGCGGCTGTTTGAGCGGCTGTAAGGCTGATTGTTATCGTATCTGATGCGATCACTGATGTGACAGTTGCAGCCACGGATGTAGATGCAGGTGCGGTTCTGATTTGCATGCTGGCACTGTAGCCAGCGAGGGGAATGATATCGTTATTTTCATCTTTGAGTACAATTTCACGCTGAAAGGTCGCGCCTTGTTGGCAGTCCTCACCATTGTTTGCGCGTGTGAAGTTGAAAACTGGCATATCTTCTCCCGTTTTGGGAGATTGTAGCGAGTATGCGAAGGGAATGGCAGGGTAAAATTAGTCTTTGAGACCGCCTTCGATCAGCTTGAGATGAGTTGCGGCTTTTTCCTTGGCTTCGCCGGAACCACTCGCGACCGATTTTAGAATTTCAAGCATGGTGTCTATCTGTTGCCGAAGGCTATCAAATTCCTTTTTAACTGTAGGGTGCATCATTATGTCCTCTTTAATGTGTTTTTTGTTTTTTCCTCGGAGTTCCCACAATTCAGCGCGTTTTGCATCGAGAGCAAAAATAAATTCTTGCTCATCCCTGTCATAAATTAGCCGGGGGCCCTTGTACCGTACAGGTTTCGTACCCTTGCTACTAAATTGATCATTCAATTGCAAAGAGTTTTCGTCGAGTTTATGTAAAATACTTCTCTTAGTGAGTGATTCTAAGTTTCTGTATGTTGTTCTTTTCAGAGTGTTTGTCATATTTTGCATCAATTTCCCGATACCTTCAGGGGTATAAATCAGACCATCGTTAAAGGTGGAAAGATATCTGAGGATGAGGTGGGAAAGTCTTTCAGTATCACCACAACGCCGCGCGTCAATGATGTTTGAAAGCAATATAGTTTTGTCGAAATCCATGGTATCTCTGCCTTTGATTGTTGAGGCCTGATTATTCACTTTTTTTGAAAGTATAATCAAGCTTGGGACCGGCTTTAGTCGGTCTTTTTTTTTGCCGTTTTCCGGTCATTATAGACCATAAACACGCCAAACAGTTACGGACAAAGTGTCAAATTCTGACACTTTGGAGCGCGAAAGTGTCAATCGGTGACACTTTGGGGACTTTTTTCCATTGATATTATAGGAGGTTTTTGACCTCTCTTCTTATGACTCTTGGCCTTCCCTTCACTTGATCGGAGCCGAAAAGACGGGGGGGACTGCCTTTCGATTCCTGGTTCCCATGACCCCAATTCAACTTCACTCAAAGTTTCGTAAACCCTCCGCGTCTACGCGCAAGCGCTCCGACTTGGTCATAGGTGGACTTTGTCCTTTGAAGGGATTTCGATCCCTCGATCAAAACCCCTGACAAGGGCACCTCATTCGCCAATTGAGCAAACAGAGTTGCAGCTATTGGTTTCCCACTAATGGAGTGCGCGATTGCGGCGAAATGCCTTTCAAAGATGAACCGGGAATGTTCTTGAAATAAACCCCAAACCCTTATAAATTCCGGCTTGCATCGAAAGACTTCAAAATTCGCAATTCATAGTCCGGGCAGGGAATTTCCTTAGCCTTGGTTTTCCATGGGGTTTTTATGGCCACAAAAGGGCAATTGGAATTCATTTCCGATATTGAAACGGGAGTTCGTGCGCTCCTGTCTCAAGGCATACACGTCAAAAAGATCACTCAAGTCACAGAGGCAGCTGGTCGGGAATTGATCGAAGTTTCCCAGTTTGTCTCCTCACTCGCGAGGGGGAAGCAATTCGATGCAATTATTCGGCTAGCCGAAGCTTTTTTAGAGGTTGGGCTGGCACCTGTTTGCATAGCGCGGGCACTGGAAAGCGCGCCAGAAAAGCAAATCGAAATAGAAGTCGAAAATAGCGAGCCTGAGCCTTTGCAGCTTGAGCCTTACTTGCCTTCGATTGCGACCCAGCTTGAAGACCTGGAAAGGGTTTTTGACGTTCAGGTGCCCACTGATCCATCCGAACCTTTGAGCAAAGTTATTCAACTGCTTTCTCCCCTTCCAAGATCAGCACAGCACAAGGTCATTTCGACCGCTTCGGTTTGGTTTGGGGTAGGAGGATGAAAATCAAAAAGGTCACAGTAAACGAAGAGATTTTTCAACATGCTATGGCCTGTTTTCTGGCCTTCGCCGCTCACCTGGAGGACAAGTACCTTGATGCAAAGGTGCCGACACTCGATTCTATCATGCTTGGAACTCACCTGATATTTTCAGCCCTGAAAAACTCAGGCGAGTTTGATCAAGAAACAATCGCAAAGGAATTTGAATTGCTAGCGGTTTGTTTTAGAGGAGTGGAGGGACCAAAAAGATGAGACAATTCGAACTTTCGATGCCAACAATCTTTGCCGAGCGAATGAAAATACTAACGGAAAAGTTCCAAATTGATTCCGGTTTGCAATCGCTGATTGGTATGGCTTGCGCCGAATCACTCGTGCACGCTCATTTGCTTTGGAAGGCTAAGGACTACCAGCAATTGAAAGAGCAAATTCAAGCGGCTTACGACAGTCTCCCATCGGAGGACGATGAGGATGACTGGAAATGCCCAAGCTGCTTTTCGAAGGATTGTCGATACATTCACCTGCCAGACAAGAGAACCGGGGACATGCACCCAGCTGTGATTTGTGGAGAATGTGATTTAGTTCAATTTGTTTGAGGGTAAAAATGAAATACTACATCCTGAGCAGTGAAAAACTTCAAAAATATAGGAACACCTGCCTCATGCTGGGACTGATTGAGGTACCGAAATGAACAATACCGAACTAATTGAAGATATACAGGCAACACAAAACGAAATTTATCGTAAGGCTGGGCAAATGGATCGCGATGCAATAGCCGATCAATTGGAATTGATTGGGATGACCATGCTCGGCATACATACACTGCTTGGGGAAATCGCAAAACGATTGCCAGAACATAAATGAATTAAGGCGCTATAGAGTGAAACCGAAAGATGAGAAAATAAGTATCAGAGAGATTGCAAAACGCTATGGGATTGCTGAGTCGGAAACACTTGGAGCAATGAAAGCCGGAAAGCTGAAAGGATATTTCAATCGGCCTAATGCCGAGTGGTTGGTAAAAGAAGAGGATTTTAAAAGGTGGAAGCTGGCAAGAAGTATTGACACAGTTGCAGGATGAATTCAAAGCGGGTAACATGTCGATATTGTCCCGCTGTGCGAAGACGGGCAGGGAAGCGCTAGCACTTCCTTGCAGTATGGTGCGAGTCCTACCGGTGGGAATACCTTCATTCTGTTTCATCCCGCTCGTCTTTTGGTTCTACTACGCCCTTGCCTGAACACTCCCAGCATACAGTTCCGTCAAACATTCCCTCTCCTGATCCATTGCAATATCCGCATAGTTTTGGCAGTGGTTTGAATTCTTGTTTCATGGCTTCCCTCGCTGTTTGCATTGCTGATTCGATGCAAAGTCTGACCCAAGCGCTTTCACTGATACCAAGCTTTTTTGCAACGGTCTTAACCCATATTTCTTGATGCACAGTTATCGAATAGCTTTTTCTCACTGTCGGTTCGGACCCAAAAGGCCTCCCTCCCTTGTCTTTCATTTCAGTCCTCGCACTTGACGGCGGTCTGGGACTGGACCGAGTAATAGTCGTTAAGTTTCCCTCGGACTGGACTATCAAACCGCACAATTAGATATTCACCGTTGACCAGTGCAGCTGATTGTTCAACCCACCAGAGAGTCGAACCATCGTGAATTCGAAGCATGACAAGGGCTTTGCTACAGTTCATTTGCGGAGTGAACCTTGATTCACACTTATAAGAACCTCCCCATGAGAGGCAGGTCTCTTGTGATTCGGTCTGAACCGTGTAGCCTTCAAGGTCTGGAAGCGCCCGACTCGGCGGCGTTGTTTTCTCGAAAGTTATCGATGAACCTTCAGTTGTTGTGGTGCCAGTTATTTTGTCCCCAGTGGTCCCTTCGGTTCCGCAAGCTGTGAGTGTCAGTACGATCAATGCCATAAATGATTTCATTTGATTAACTCACTTTCATCCGATTTTTGTTCGATGAAGACAGTCATGCAAGCGTCGAGAAATTCGAGATGGTCGTCATACCCAGCGCCATACCCTTCCTGAATCGATTCAAAGACGAACGTTTTGAATTCATCGACTAAATTTTCCATGAATATTTTTCTCATTTCCTTATCCATCGCGATTTCCTCTCGGTTAATTTCACTTACAAGTCCTTATCGGTTATTTCGGAAATAACTTGAGGCCTTTACTCAAAAGTAAGGATTAGGTATAACTATCTAATATCATTAGAAGAGAAAGGGTGTGGATATATGAGGCTAATATGCTTGGGGTTTTTCCTGGTGTCTTGTGCTTCGACACCCGAACCGCCCACCGTCATCCTGAAGACGACTTGGGCTTGGTGCTACAACAAATGCGGGCGAAAAGATAACCTCAGCGCCGTTTCTCTCAATGCCTGCATCTGTTCCAACGGCGCAATCGTTCCATTCCAAGGGACAGTGCCCGAAACACCCGAAAACAAAACAGGCGTCTTTGATCGATTGGCCTCATTTTTGGAGTCGATAGGAAAATAATGGAAACGATTCGAAACCGGATAATCAAAAATGAATTAGTCGATATTGAAAAGCTGACTCCGTTCCAAGGAAAGCTAAAAACACTGGATGACAAAAACTTCAACAAGCTTCGAAAGTCAATTGTTGAGGAGGGATTTTCATTCACGGTCCATGTCTGGCAAAACGACAAGACGATTTACATTATCGATGGGCATCAAAGGGTATCGGTCCTCACCCAGATGCGAAAGCAAGGGATCAAGGTCCCGCCGATATCGTGCGCATTTGTTTCAGCCGAAACCTATCGGGATGCAAAAAAACTTGTCCTGCTCGCCATATCGCAATACGGAAAAATCCAAAAGGATGGATTTTTGGAATTTGTTGACGGTGAGGATTTTGATTTCGGTGACTATGATTTCCCAGACCTTACGTTCGATATATCGAGCCTATTCGAAAACCAAAAAGGAGAATTCGACGAATCCAAAGAGGATGATATCCCAGACGAAGCGCCTGCCAGAGTAAAGATTGGCGAGATTTGGCAGCTTGGAGATCATAGGCTCATGTGTGGTGATAGTACGAAAAAAGATGATGTGAATAAGTTGATGAATGGTTGTAAGGCTGACATATGTTTTACATCACCTCCATACAATGCTGGGTCAATGGAGATTGCCGGGAATACCAGAACAGGAAAGAAATACAAAACATTTGACGACAATCAAACTGAGGCGGAATTTTTTAAATTCCTCATGAATAATCTTAATTGCATGTTAGATGTGTGCGAGGAAATTTTCTATAACATCGGAATGGTTGAGAAAAATAAGAGGACTATCGTCGATGTGCTTGCTGCTCTACGCGATAATTTTAAGGATGTGATTTATTGGAATAAAACTAATCCAGCTCCACATATTCAACCAGGAATTATCAATAACAAGGTCGAATTTATTCTTTGTTTCGGCCAATCAAATTGCGGAAACAGGAAATTTTCCAATGCTCAATTCAGTCAAGGTACATATTGGAATGTAATTGATGGAAACAATGCTAGCGGGAATGCATATTCTTCGGTTCATAAAGCGACATTCCCTGTATATCTGCCTGAAAACATCATTAAGAATTTTTGCCCGCCTAAGGGCACCGTTGTTGATTGTTTTTGCGGTACAGGATCAACAATTGTGGCGGCTGAAAAACTTGGGAGGTCTGGATTAGGAATGGAACTCGATCCGCATTACTGCGATATAATCATCGAAAGGTGGGAAAAACTAACCGGCAAGAAAGCGGAAAGGGTATCCGATGGCGGGTAAGAAGATGCTTGAACCGGAAGGGCGAGCGCAAATTGCTATGCTATGTGATTTGCTCCTATGCCTTGGAGCTTCGTGGCCTGACATTCGCGTCGAACTGTTCCGATTGATGCAAGGCAAGGATGCCAAATACGACGAAATCCCATCGCAAAGCACGCTGGAAAAAATTGTGTGCGAACATTTTGATGCCGCCAATCTAACAGAGTTGCGGGAAAAGAGAAAAGACGCCCTTAAGATTCAGCTGAAAAGAAAAGCCGTGACGATGGCCTTGGGAGGCAACGTGTCGATGCTGATTTTCTGCCTGAAGAACCTTGCCGGGTGGTCGGACAACGTGCAGCCAGTGCCTACTACGGACGAAATGAAAAACACAATTCGGCTGGCCTATGATCCCAAAGCACTCTAAGACGAGCCTTTCGGGGTTCGTTCCTTTCGGCTACCAGTGCGAGGTGCTCAGGTTTATCCACAGCCACAACTATGCACAATGGACGCCCGAAATCCTTTTGAGCGGATCAGTGGGATCGGCCAAGTCCATTTTACTTGCTCACATCGCAATCATTCATTGCATCCAATTCCCCGGTGCTTGCGTCGCGATTGGACGGCGATCCCTTCCCGATCTTAAAAAAACTCTGTTTCGGGAAATTCTTGAACACCTGGAAGAGAGTATGGTGGAAGGTGAACACTACGACGTTAGGCACAACTCAGGGGAAATTGATTTTGCGAACGGCTCCAGAATTCTATCAGTAACGTGGGGGGACAAGCGCTACGGCAAGTTCCGGTCCCTCAAGCTAAGCATGATTCTGATCGAGGAACTCACGGAAAACGACGATGAATTCGAACCAGGATTCAAAATCCTCAAAGCACGCCTAAGAAGGATTCCAACGGTCACCCAAAACCTTCTGATTTGCGCGACCAATCCTGATGAGCCTGATTGCTTTTGGTACAAATATTTCATCGAAGGCGCGGAGCAATTCCCTTCCCGGCTGGTCTACTATTCAATCACAACTGACAATTTTCACCTCGACCCGGTTTACATCACCCAATTGCTTCAGGACTACTCGGTACTTGAAGCTGAAAGATACCTGAGAGGGCGCTGGATAACGATATCAGGCCTCGGCATCTATCATGCCTATTCCGAAGAGGTGAACCTTAGGAAGGCGGCCTATCAGCCAGACAAAACCCTCCCCTTGCGCCTAAGCTTTGACTTCAATACAGCCGATGGAAAACCTCAATCATGCTGCGTTTTCCAATATGACAGATATGGAAACTTTCATTTTTTCGGGGAATCGATCATAGACGGAGCTAAGTGGTGTGTGGACAACCTTGATGACCTTCAGGCGAAAGGCTATTTCGAAGGCTTTCAAAAGTTCATGATCTACGGTGACGCCACGGGTAGGGCCAGGTCATCGAACTCGCTAAGGTCCAACTATGAGCTCATAGAGGAGTGGTTCGCACAGCGGCGGCTTCCCATGCAGCTGTGTATCGCAAAAATAAACCCGCCCATAGTTCGGCGGTGGACAACGGTCAACGCACTGTGTCAAAATGCTAGGCTAGAGACCAGGCTATTTGTCTATCAAGGGTGCACGGTTCTAAACCAGGGTATGAAACTGGCCAGGAAAAAGGCTGGGACCGCTCTCGAGGATGACAGCAAAAGGTATCAGCATGTGACAACAGCGCTGGGGTATGCTGTCTGCTATGTGAAAGACTATGAGAACGCTCAAAATAAGGTGATACATTTATGATCGACCTATTCCAGGAATCCTCGCGAAAGCAAATTGCGGCCTACATTCGAAATGAATTTCCCCGCATTGAATATCAAGCCGAGATATTTGAAATCATGGAAGGGAACGTAAAAGGACTTTTAGAGCAAAAAATGCTTGAGGACCTTGGGAGAAAGTCTTTCTCAGCCGCAAGGACCCGTCAAGCGCCTATCAATGTCTTTAGAAAGATCGTCGATAAGCTCACAAAAATTTATGACGGGAACGTGACGAGGGAAGTTGTCGGGGGAACCGAACAGGATGAAAAACTCGTACAGTGGTATGAGGAAATCCTTTCAGTGAATCGGAAGTTTTCCAAAAACAATGAAAACTTCAACGCCTATCTCTATGGTCTTTTGCAAATCGGGCTCAACAATCCGAAGCCTGGTGAGCTAACGCGCAAGCCTTTCATCAGATCGATTCCGAACCATCAGTTCCTCATCATGAATACAAGCATGACCGACCCAACAACGGCTGATGTTATCATTGTGTTCATGGGAAAAAGAGAGGACGCAAAAGGCGAAAAGCAGGATATTTTCTACGTTTACACCGACTACCAATTCGTTATCATAGATCAGTCAGGCGATATCATTAACGATATGATGACCGAAAGGGAATTGGACGGAGAAAATATCTATGGAGTGACTCCTTTTGCATATGCGAATGGATCACAGGACTGTGTCATGCCTTCGATTCAGCCCGATAACAAGGATATGACTCTTCTCATCCCTCTGCTATTGACTGATCTAAACTACGCTGTGAAGTTTCAAGCCTTCTCCGTCTTTGTTGGGATCGACATCGATGACAAGCAGGTGGAATTTTCTCCGAACTCAATACTCCTTTTCCAAACCAAGCCGGGCGGGGAAAAGCCGAGTTTCGACGTTGTAAAGCCTACCATCGATATCGGTGAGACGCTTAGCCTGGCCTCATCACAAATGAGCCTTTGGCTATCAAGCAAGGGCATCAGACCAGGGCAAATCGGGCAAATCGGAGCTGACCAGCTATCAAGCGGTATCAGCAAAATGATTGAAGAGTCAGACACTTTTGATTCGATCAAAAAGCAAATCACAATCTATGAGGAATTCGAGAGAGAATTCTGGGAAAAACTCCTGAAGGATATTCACCCAAAATGGGTAGCGGCTGGCATTGTCGAAAACAAAACTATTTTCACCCCGTCCGCGCGAGTGGTGACTAAGTTCGTAAAACCCACACCGATGCAAACACGCGGCGAACTGGTCAAGGACCTGGAAGCCGAAGTTGTGGCTGGGTTCACATCCAAAAAGCGGGCGGTATCAATGCTCAATACTGGCCTGTCAGAGGAGGAGCTAGAGGACCTCATGGATGAAATTGAAGAGGAAAAATTTATCATAAAGTCGGGAGTACAAGGCAATGGCACGGGAGAGGAACAAGGAGACCCAGCTGACTCTTCAGATACCGAAGGACTTTGATCCAAACCAAAGAGCCGAGCTAGCCGATAGGGTTTTGGAATTTATCCGAGACCGATCAAAGAAAGGCTACAACGTCAATGGACGGGACTGGTCAGGGGAAGCTGGAAAGTACACTGAGGAGTACGCAAAGAAAAAAGGTGTATCCGCTGGCGGTCCCGTTGACCTTAGCTTGTCGCACGATATGCTGGACGGGATGCAATACTTTCCGAGCAAAAGCCCAACGGGTCAAATTACGATCGGTTTTAGGAAGGGCACACTTTTGGAGCGGAAAGCTGAAGGCAATATCATAGGCAGCTATGGCAAGCCTTCAGGCAATCCAAAGAAGGCGCGTCCGTTCCTCGATATTTTGCAGAAGGACCTGAAGGATATCATTGAAGAGGTGCGAAGTGACGGCAGCGAGTGACGTGAGCAAAGCCTTTGCAAAAATCCTCAGCAAAGTCGATAGCCCGGACGCGATGCGAAGGCTTGGAACTTTCCTGATTGCCATGATCAGAGTCAGAACCAGAGGACGCGGCGAAGGTGTTCAAAAACCGGGCGGTCCAGCTTCCAAACTCAAGCGGGTTACGAGCAAGTACGCAAAATGGCGGGCGAAGCAACCAAGACACCCGGAAGCAGCAACGGGCAGGTCAAGCAATTTGACGTTCTCTGGAAAAATGCTTGATAGCCTGATCATAAAAAAAGCAAATCGGACCCAGCTTTTCCTTGGATTCAAAACCCAAAAGGAAGCGAACAAGGCTCAATGGCAGGAGGAACAAGGTCGGCGCTTTCTTGTACTCAGCGGGAAAGAAATTAAGGACGCGGCGGCTTTCGTAAAATCGGGACTCAAGGGACGTTGAAAAGTATCACGCCCTATTGACATTTATAAACGAAGGAACTTAGTATGGTCACAGAATCTCACCTAGATGGATCCAGTGGGTCCTCCTCCGACTTAGCCAGTGGCGACGGAAGCGGTGACGGAAAGCCCAAGCATGTTTCGTTTGATACGTACGAAAAAACGTTGAGAGCGGAACGGAATGCAAAGCAGAAGTTACAGGAAGTCCAAGAGCGCCTTTTGACCTTCGAAAACGAAAAAAAATCGGTCGAAGAACAAAAGCTAATCTCTGAAAAAAAGCACGTTGAATACATCGAACAGCTGAAGCGCGAAAAGCAGGAACTGGAACAAAAAACCAGTCACCTCCTGCAAGAGCAAACAGACTTTCGCAAACTCAACGCGACGCTCGGACTCATGCAGGAAAAAGGAATTCAGCTGGAAGCGAAGTATCTTGGTCTGCTTCCCTTGGATAGAATCGAGATTACAGACGAAGGTGGAATTGATCTTACGTCGGTATCGCAAGTTGTCTCGGACTTCCAGAAAGAGCACCCAAGGCTTACGGCACCGGCCAAAGCTTTTTTGCCCAGTGACAAGTCAGGTTCGGCGGCGAATGCATTGAGCGTGGAAGACTGGAAAAAGCTTCCATACAAGGAAAAGCAAGAAGCCTTCAAATCCGGGCGAGTGAAACATAACTTTAAATTCTAAGGGTGACGGCAGTCGTCATCCTTATAACACGAAAAGGGTGACGACATGGCCAACTCTGATTTAGACAACGTAACGAGTGCAATCCAAACTTTTTGGGCTCCGCTTTTTATGGACGAACTTCGCCAAACGAATTTGCTCTACAACTTGGTAAACCGTGATTACACTGGCGATCTTCGCGAAATGGGCGACACAGTCAAGGTGAACCAAATCAATGCACCTACTGGTGAGCGTCTGACAATCGACGGCGCTGGCGTAGGCCGAACATTCACTCCTGAGACTATCTCGCTTTCCTCTGTCTCTGTGACAGCCGATCAGCGAATTGTTGCTTCGTATGACTTCCATGACCTTGTCGCTATTCAATCCATGATCGATCCTGTAGGGTCGCGTGCGACCGAAATTCGCACAGCCATGGTACAGGCGATCAGCAATCAATTGAACACGTACCTATATTCCCTGGTAGCACCTACCACAACCATCCCATCGATTGCGACCATGACAGCCGCGACCGTTGGAACCGCGCGAGAAACCGCAGCCGTTGCAAAATGGGGTTATAATAAACCCTGGTACGGTCTGCTTGCTCCCCAGTATTACTCGGACCTTTTGGTCGATACAACTTTCACTTCGGCTGATTTTGTCGGCGGCGACACTCCTGTGATCAGCGGCCAAATCGGTCTGAAGCGATACGGCTTCAACATCTTTGAAGACAACACCCAAACAGCTGGCGCAACGGCTGGTGGTTTGTTCTTTCACCCGGACTTTTTGTACATGGTTTCCCAGTACGAACCACGGTTCAAAATCTCTGACAAGCACAGCCAGCACGAATTTGCTTTCGTTATGTCTGTTGACTGGGTGATTGGTGCCAAGCTTGGCATCCAAGGCGCGGCGAAGCATATCAAAGTCCAGACTGGTGCTTAATCTCAGATACTAGTTCCATAGATTCTCGATAGCACGGCGGCTTTCACCGATGAGGAGTTAGCCGCCTATTTTTCAAAATACTGAAGGAAACGAAGCATGGAAGACATCAACGGATTTTCGAATCTGATCATGATTGACGGGCGGTCGTTCGACAATCTCAAGCAACGGATGGTTGAGCAAGTTCAGGTGCCAGCACAAATTTTGTATATAGGCCTCAAGCCAAACGGATATCCCTACGCGGTCCTCAAGGTATCTGTCCCAACCAAGGCACAGCCTTCGGCACCTAAAAAGAGCGAAGTGCTTTAAGGGGTTCCCATGACTAAGTACGGTTTGACAGACTTGGAGCGGGGAAAGTATTTTCCAGGTGGGACCGAAAGCCTGTCAACCGTCCGCGTCCAAAACCTTGCCTACAGCGTAGTTCCATATGAGTCATATCGATATGAGATTCGATACGCGGTCAATGGATCAAACAAAGACCAGACCGTCAATGGATCGGTGACTCCAGTGGATTTCGTTATCGACTTTCCAGCAAGGTCATTGGTTGAGCATATCGATTTTTCAATCGTCGCAATCAATCCCACGTCGATACTAAACTATGGAACAGTATCAGGTGGGCTGACTAATGGCATTGAACTTCGCACAAAAAGGGACGGGACCGAGGTCCTGTTCTTTACAATCAAGACGTTCATGGACCTCAACCACGTTTCATCGACTGCAGTCACAGCAAAAAGAATTTCTGGCAACATAAACGAGGAGGTTTTTAACTCCTCGCTTCAGTTTCTAAATCCTGCTATTTTTCAGGCAGGCGATCAAATAATTTTCAGAATCAGAGACAACTTAACAGCTGCAGGGCTTACATATCAGCGCGCGTCAGTCATCATGAAAGAGGTATGACCATGCAATCAAACATTGACCAGCGGGTTTTCTTTTATGATGATTCGGCAAATTCCTTTACTGATTTGACCGTATCACTTAACGAATGGAACAACGGGAAAACTGTTTCTCTCGTTATGGCGCCAGAGGATTTTCTGTACGTGGCGTGCTTTCTGCCTTTCAACCATAAATACTTCAGGTTTTACACGCCGTCCTCTGCCTTAAGATCGCCTTCGGTTGAGATACTAAACGCGCCGACCGAGTGGAGTCCTGTAGTAGATTCCTTGGACTACACGAACGGCTTTCAGGCATCGGGCGTTTTGCAATACACGCCTGACTATGACAAAAACTGGGGACTTGTTTCCCGCTCATCGACCGATATCACTGGGTTCTCAGCCGGTCCTGTAGTGTACGGTGCATTTTGGCTTCGCATATCTTTTGCATCGGCGGCTACGTTTACGCTTGAATACATCGGTCAAAAGTTCTCCTCCGATGCCGACCTATTCCAGGAATATCCAATGCTCCAAAGCCAGACCATCCTTGCCGGGTGGAAGTCTGGCAAAACCAACTGGGACGATCAGCACTTACTAGCTGCAAACTACATCAGCAAAACCATGATCCAACGCGGGCTGATTTACACGAACAACCAAATTTTAGACATATCGACCCTAAGAGGGCCAGCCGTCCATAAAGCGGCTCACATCATTTTCAGCGGACTTGGTGCACGGAACTATGCTGAAGAGATAAAGCTGGCCGCTGAGAATTTTGACAAGGCCATGACTCAGGACAAGTTCCAGGTCGATACCAACGCGAACGCGCGAAAGGACCGGGCTGAAGTGGTTCTCAATACGACCTCGAGGGCTTCGCGATGAGCAAGGTCACCGATATCAGGACCCAATTGAATACCCTGATCGATACGAACCTGCCTGGGTACGTAAAGCTATCCGATAGCTATGAGACCCCAGACAACGCGGGAATGATTCTGGAGAAGGGGTTCTCGATTGGCTATGGTCCTTCGGAAAATACCTCAGATGAATGGTGCCCTGGAACTATCAGGCAAAGAAGGCAGTTCCAAATAATTCTCACAAATGTCTACACGCCGAACCTTGACCCAGAGTTTCGGGAGGACCTCGAGAACTCCCTACTTGACGATGAGTTTACTCTGATCGCCGCAATCGAACGCGATGTGACTCTGACAGGCGAAGCAATATCGTCTCGGTTTTCATTTGATAATGGCCTTGAATATCTGATCGATGATCGGAAACAATTTATAATAATCGTGATAACAATCACGGTTGACTATGAGGAGACAACCTAATGGCATTCGCTACACGTTCCAGTGTTTTTGCTTTTGTTGAGGAGGTCACAGAAGGCGAGCCAGTGGACCCGGCGGCCTCTGACTTTACCGTTGTTCGCGAGGGTGCAAGCTTTGCGGGCGCTGTGAACACAGTGACCTCTGATGAACTTCGAAATTCCATCGGTGCATCGAAGTCTTTTGTCACTTCCCAAGCACCAACGGCAAGCATACCCAAGTACCTTAAGCCCAGTGGAAGCGAAGGCGTTGCGCCTGACTATTCCATTTTAATTGAGTCATGCTTGGGCGCGGTTGACGTCAATAGCACGGAATACACAACCGTTGCAGCAAGCACAGCTGGAACTGCTTCAACTCGCGCAAACCTCAAGGTCACTGCAGGAGTTGAGGCCAATTTTCAAAAGGGCCAGGCTGTCCTCATCAAAGACGCTACGAACAACTATGCGGTTCGGAACGTGTGGGACGGTATCACCTCGACAAACCTTCCCCTTTCCTTCAATTTGGGCGTCGCTCCTGCTTCAGGCGTCGCCTTGGGGAAAGCGGTCCTTTACCTTCCAAGCACCGATCAGCCGAGCTTCACAAGTCATATGTACCAAGCGGCGGCTTCCACTTCGGCTGTGCATCAAATGATTGCGGGTTCGCGCACAACAGCTATGAATATCGAATTCACAGCGAATGAACTCGCATCTGTGACATTTGAAATCGGTGGGATTCAATATTTCATCAATCCGATTGAAATCAGTTCGCTCAACAACAAAATCGACTTCACAGATTCGGTTGGAACTGTCGCTGCAACGCTTTCCAGCAAGTTCTATGCAACGCCGATTGACCTCGCAAATGAGATAACGAGCAAAATGACAGCCGCTTCCGTGGCATCAGCTGCGGACGTGATCACTTGCACATGGTCGAACACAACCGGCAAGTTTACCATCGTATCGGACGGTACGGTTTTAAGTCTTCTTTGGTTGACAGGTGCGAATACAGCGACAAGTGCAAAGACGGCGTTGGGCTTCAACAACACCGACGATACAGCCGCGCTGACTTACACCTCTGACAACGCATTGACCTATAACCCAGCTGTGACTCCAACTTTTGATAGCCAGCCGCCGCAAGTGGTTCGCGACAACATGCTGGAACTTGGAACATTCGCTGACTATCTGTGCGTAGGCGGTCAAGCGCTTAGCATATCGATTGCAACGCCCAAGACCGACGTTCCCAACTGGTGCGCCGAAACTGGCATCGATGAATCGGTTGTTTTGTCGAGAGAGGTCACAATCTCAGGGACGCTGAAGTTTGCAAAGCATGACGTGCAAAGATTCTACAACCTCATCAATAACGTTGAGACCCAGCTGGCCTTTGTTCACGGACAAAAGCTTGCCGGAAACTGGGTTCCAGGAACCATAGTTTCCATTTTCTGCCCAACGTGCTCAATCACCTCAAACACAATTGCAGACCAGGACGGCTACATCGTCGAACAGTTCGAAGCGACTGCTTTTGTCGGCGATGACCTGGAAGACATTTATATCAATATGCTTTGATTCACCCAGCTATCGAGGATCGCGCAATGAGTGACATGATCAAAACGCTTGAGTTAGGCGAGGGCAAAGGGTGCATCAAGTACCGCGTGCCTAATGTTATCGAACAGCTTCGTTTCTTCAGTTCGTCTGGCTGGTATTCCGATGAGTGCCAGTCAGACATTTATCTCAGAACACTCAAAGCAATCGAGACCGGGCGGGATTTCATTGTAGCGGTTGAAGGACTTTACAACTCAATCGATGAAGTCCTGTCGGATCGGTCCAATATAGATGCCCTGATTCAATTCGCTTGGGACCTTGCGGCGGCTAAGTTGGGCGATAGCACAAAAAAGCCCTAAGGCTTGTCGCCGTCAATATCATAGCGAAGCAGCCATACCTTGACGGTGTCGAGCCTGAGGAAAAAAACGCAGTCATCCTTGCCGTCAATCTACTGGAAGCAATCAGGGGAGCCGATCGCCTAAAGCTTGACGGGTTTTCCGTTCGGCAATTAACAGCCCAAGAATTCCACCTTGTCAGCTATCTCGCTGCACAGGTCGATGGGATGGGATCAAAAGGAAAGGCTGGCCGTGGCTGACGCGACGATAAAAATTGACGTAGAAGTAAGCCCGCCCGACCCGCTTGCCAGTTTAGTCAAGCAGACCAAGGACGCCGAGTCAGCGGCTGGGGGACTTGAATCCCAATTCGGAAAGGTCGGTAAGGCTCTGGCTGGCCTTGCGACACTCGGCGCACTGAAAGGTGCCTTTGATTTTGTTGTCGATGCCACAAGGCAATTTGAGGACCTCACGACACAGCTTCAGGGGTTCACGGGTTCCACGGAATCAGCCGCCGCACAGCTGGAAGCCTTGTCAGGCATTCCCGGTCCTTCCCTTCCCGAGCTCGTCGCAGCTGACAAAGCCCTACTATCGTTTGGCGTATCAGCAAGCAAAACGGTTGGACAGCTGACTCAGCTGAATGACGTTGCGATCGGAAGCGGCGCAAAGATCGGGGACCTTGCTGAGATTTTTGGAAAGATTCAGGAGGAAGGAAACCTCACCGCTGAAACTTTCAGTAAGCTATCGAAGCAAATTCCAGGCTTCGCTACAACCTTCGCCGAAGCTATCGGGGTTCCCCGCGCTGCATTCAAAGCACTGGCCGCCGATGGGAAAATTTCAGCCGATCAGATAACTTCCGCACTTTCCAAAATCACAGGAGAGGGCGGGAAGTATTTTGAGCAAGCGGCTAAGCAAAGCCAGACGCTAAGCGGCGCACTTGATGAACTGTCAGACGCCGCCACAGCTTTCGGTGCTTCCCTCGGATCAAGTGCAGTTCCAGGACTGGCTTCCCTGATCAATCTCACAACCAAAGCGATTGAAGGGAACCGTCAACTCAACCTTGAGCAACAGAAAATTGCGAACGAAAATGAGTCGCAAAAAAGAATCAGGGCGATAGGCGCTGAGGTTGAGGCACTCAATGAAAAATTAAAGGACCTTCAGGACCAGCAAAAAGGCGGGTTCTCATTTTTCGGTGATGACGCCCTCAAGGTCGCTTCAGATATCGACGTTGTTACGACGTCCATTAGATCGCTCGGACTTGAGCGGCTGAAACTTCTGAAGGTGGAAGGAACCGCCGACCTAGCAAAGCAGGTTGAAGCTGAGAACAAGCTGGCAGAGGCAGCACAGCAAAAAGCCGACGATGACAAGCTTGCAAAACGCCTTGAGGCACAGAAAAAACAAGAGGACCTCGACAATCAGGCAGCTGCAAGCCGTGCCCAAAAAATTCAAGAATCCGAAGCGGCCATTACGCAAATCGGTTTGCAAGAAGAGGCAGTCAGGCAGGCGATACGGGCCGAGCAAAACACGACAAACAATCAGCTAGCCCTCGACGCCCTGAACACGCGTGAAGCTGAATTGACATCGGCAAGGCTGACAGCTGAAGCAACGCGCGCCGAACTCCTTTTGCAGTTTGACGATGCTGAAAAACTTCGCGCCCAAGACAAGCAAAACAAACTTACCGAAATCACTAATGCCGGGGAAGCTAAACGAAAAGCTGAAATCAAAAAAGCCAAGGACGATGAATTTAACATCACTAAGGCGAATACCGAAGCGGTCAAAAAGTTTGAAGAGCAAACATACACCCAGCGTGTTGACACGGCTAGGACAGGGCTTTCCGCAATCGCTGCACTTCAAAAGTCTGGAAGCCGGGACGCTTTCAACATAGGAAAACGTGCAGCCCAAGCGCAAGTCCTCCTCGATATTCCGAAAGCGGCCTTCGCTGCATACACGTCCTTGATCGGTACTCCTTTCATAGGACCTATCATTGCTCCACTCGCTGCAGCGGCGGCTGTGTTCGCTGGCCAGCAACAACTGAGGCAAATCGAATCAGCCCAACCTCCCGGCTTTGCCGAGGGTGGACTGGTTCCGGGCGTTGGAAACAAAGACACGGTCCCAGCCCTTCTCACACCTGGGGAAGTTGTTGTCCCAAAGAAAAACTACGCGGACCTCTCATCAGATATGGTTCGCGGAGCAATTGCGGACGATCAGGTCATCCTCCTGCAGCAAGGGAACGCGATCAGTTCAAAGATTTTGGATCAGCTGACAATCGGCGTTATCAATGAAAAGCTGACGATAATGGTCAAACTTTTGGACGATGTAGTCAGTGGTCTGGACAAGGTCGCACTTGCAGCGGCGTCCTCGAATACGCCTGAAGCGGTCGCGCCGGTCATAGCTGAGATTGAGCAAAACAAACCGAGCGGCTATGGCGAGGAGAAGAGAACATCCAGAGGCCCGGTCGTTAGAACCGCTCCACAGCAAACAAGGTAAGGGCGACAAATGAGCAATATCAGACTTCGGCGCAACGCCCGTATCTGCGACAACAATCACCTCGACTCTTCAGTCATTACAGCGCCTGAAGAGGTCGCCTTTCCATTCTCCAATGCTCTTAACTTTCGCTCACGCGGGAAGGTATGGAAGCCGGGCGTCAAAACTCTCACGATTGAAATTGATATGCAGTCGAACAAGGAGTGCAGTTTCATCGCGATCTTTGGGGAATCGAACAAGTATCTCACGCTAAGCAATGAGGCAGTCATCACCGTCAAGGCCAATATGATCGATCTGTTCACAGGCGGCGAACCTTTCACCGTAACTGTCCCAGTGACCGACCTCGGCGCTTTTATGGACCTTACAGACGATGACAATCCCTATGGCCAATCATACCGATACTGGCAGGTATCAATCGAGGATTCACTGAATCCAAACGATATCGAAATCAGCGCGATATTTTTGGGTGACCATATTGATTTTCAATTCAATGCAAAACAGCAATTCACGTTCGATAGGCAGGACCTTTCAAGGAAGGCGACAAGTGACAGCGGAGTGGTTTACACGGTTCGCAAAAACCAGTTCAACACCTTTACTGCTATGGGTTTTAGTTATATTGGCACTGATGAGCGCCGAGCGCTTCAATCGTCGGTTGAAACGATAGGAGTGACCTCGCCTTTCGTGTTCGTACTCGACCCGCTGGAACTGGCTTTCGAATATCAGTTCGGCACGGTGCTTTGTTATTTTCAGGATATTCCAAACTTCACCCAAGCCTATCTCAACAAATTCAACATAGCCTTTGCCCTGAGGGAGGTCGTCTAATGGCTTTTCGGCAATACCCTGACAGCATAGCGGCGGTGCTTTCTACCGGGTCTCCCTACACGATTGACCTCGGAACGGCAACGCCTGACGTCAATCAGCAATTGGAATTCTATGGCCTTCAGATATTCAAAAGGGGACTTCAGCCGACAGTCAGGATGCGGATCAATGCCTACGTCTCAGACGTCCTCCAAGGAGTCAGTCAGGACGTGACGTGCCATGCGATCGAGACAGCATACCCAGCGACCGATAACTTTTACGGTTGGGTTCGCTTCGAATTTTCCCCAAGGTTCAACTTCAATTCGGCGCTTCCAACTCGTTTTGAACTCGAGCTCGAGAACTACACCTATGCGGCTGATGACTCTCTATTCATCGCTGCAATCTTAGATTGGCCTGTGACTATGGCATACAACGCAAGCCCTGGAAGTGTAAACGCCGCGCCCATGGCCTTTGAACTCTATGGAGCGATCTAATGACTCAAAAGGTCACGGTGACTCCCTTAGCCGATATCACCTCGATCATGAGCGGAACCACTGCAACATGGGCATGGGAAGTCGAGACCGTTTACGTATCGGGCGTTTCAACTGCCTTCACATGGACCAATGGTGCCCTATCAATTCCGTCCTATAGTACCGGAACTGTACTGGTCGAATTCACCCTGTACATGCTCTATGACCTTCCAAGCCAATACCTCCCAAAGGACCCAACGGACCCGATGAGTGATTTGGTATTCTGGGAAAATAGGCTATCGGCTTTCATCAGCTATGCAACGTCAATTCGATCATTTGAAACTGGCCTGACTGATATCTCGATAGGAAACATATCGATCCAAATCGATGACGATTGGCTTCCCCTGATTCAGCAAGTTTTGATATTCGCGAACCGCGTTGTTCGTATCTATCGCGATGACGTTATCACCTTCAAAGGCATATCGACGCAAAGCAGTGTCGCCGGCTATGTGATTCGGATAAACGTCCAAAAAAGAATCACAATCCTCGATAGCGAATGCAATTGGGGAGACCCGGACTATCTGAACCGGATCGACCGAAGCAGCACGAACGGCTATTACACGGGCGCGAATATCCCTGAAGAGTACGACGGCATGGCGATCCCTATGGTGTTCGGGGACCTGACTCCATACGAAATCATAAAAGATTCCGAGGTCAATCTTGGGGTTGTTAACCCTGGCCTGTTTGTTCCACCACTGGCATCGACAAAACCAGCGCGAAGGCTCAATACTTCTCAGACTTGCCTTAGAGTGATTCCAACCAGCGCGACTGGGGGAATCTTAGGCAGAATGCCAAACTTTCAGTCAATTTCATCCGTTCCGATATCGGTGACCATGACCGGACGCGGTGCGCCTACGTTCTCCAATGCAGCACAGGCGAACAATGCAGTTATAACTGGTTCAATGATACCCGGCGAAGTCGCGACAATGAACCGCGTTGCACCGGCTTCGATTGCAGGCGTCCGCTATTATAACTTCTCAGGAACCACTGGAAGCTTTTTGCTCGGAGTCGAGGAGGTGCCTCCAATCGCCTTTGCTCTCTATGATACCCTTCAGGACTGCAATGAAAACATTCACTGCTTTCCAAGCGAAATTCCTGGAACCACTTGGACTGGCGCGGCTGTGCTCTCTGGTACTTTCACTCCAGCCGGTCATCGATGGCTTACGGTGAGCGGCCTGACAGGAATCGACCTTACGACAACTGAGCTCTACATGGTCATCACAAGCGTGGCAGGCGCGGTCACAGCCGCCGAGGTCCTTCAGTTCGCGCTTGAGGTCCATGGTTTTACGGTTGACGCCGCTTCGTTTGCCCAAAGAGCAATCGACTTTCCTTTTACAACGTATCAGCAAGCCGGATTCGGGCAGAGGATTCCCACCTTGGGGGAATTCATTTCGGAAATAAACCGTTCACTCATGATGGTTTTGGTATTCCCTGCAAGCAATGATGAGCCATACCTGATCTACATCAATCCAAATCAGGCATCGACTCAGACAATCAGCGAGTATCAAATTGCAGGCCTTAGCTGGTCATCGGAATATCGGGATCAAGCGAAGCGGGTCATATTCAGGCCTAAATATAATCTTTCGGACGCGGCTAAGACGTACCTCTACGCTGATCGGATTGCCTCGAGGTCGGCACTACTCGGGAGCGAAAAGACGCTTGAGATTTATCACGTCCTCGACAACTTCACCGACCGCTTTGAGGAGGTCACTGAAATCTACGGAAGCCCTACAACAACGGTTTCCTTCACTCTCCTCGACGATGAAGTCCTTTTAGAACTTGCCGACATGGTGACTATCGACCATCCTCAATTTCAGAATAAAATACTCATCACAAAAATAGACATTTTGCCGATTGGGCGAAACATCCAGGGAAGGTATCTCTATGTCAACTAAGACGCGGAACCTGTCAAACATCGACGGCGCGAACGTCACGAATCCTGATGCAAATCAGTTTACAACCAATGGCCTTGAGGCCTTTGCAAATGACGCCGCCTTCGAAGCCCAATACACGCCTGTGGCTGGTTCGATCTATTGGAATACCACTGAGAAGTGCCTGAGGGAATACAACGGGACCGCGTGGCAGTACGATAAAACGCTGTTTTCCGTTCAAACCGACGCGGCCACAACGGGTTCAAACCAGGATATTAGCCCGAACACGGTTGACCAAGTGATTCGATTCACAGTGGGCAATACGCTGGTCTCAGTGCGATCGATTTCGCCGACCAACCAAAAGCTTGTCTATCTGATCAATGATCAAAGCACCCAGTTTTTGACCGTTGTGAATCAATCGGCGGGCGCGACAGCTGCGAACCGGATTATAACGGGGACAAACACCGACCTTGCAATTGAGCCTGGCCGAATCATAGGCCTGATTTATGATGAGGACGCGACACGCTGGCGGGTTATCAGTGGGGAAAAACCTACAGGACGCCTTGAAGTTTTCGCGAATGACGCCGCCTATGCAACGGCTCACCCTGGAACGCTGACAGCGGGCGCGACCTACTGGAACTCCACGTCACTCCTGGTTCGGCAATACAACGGCTCGGCTTGGCAAAATGACAAAACCGCCTACACAACGCAAACAGATGCGGCTACTACGGGCGCGAACCAGGATATAACGCCGGGCGTTGACCAGCTGATTCGGTTCACTCAAGGCTCACTGACTTCGATTCGGTCGATTAGCCCAGCAACGCAATCGGTCATCAGTTTCATAAACGGCCAGGCTTCCCAAAATATAACGATTGTCAATGAATCGGCGGGCGCGACGGCGGCCAACAGGATTGTCACCGGGACAAACACAGACTTCACCCTCAAACCGGGCGCGGCGGTCGGCTTTGTTTATGACTCAGCTGGTTCGCGTTGGAGACTTTCAAGCGGCGGCGGCGGCGGGGGACTTCAGCCCGTAGTCAAGACTGCAAGCTTCACGGCTGAGGCTGGCAACAATTACTTGACCGACACAACTAGCGGAGCAATCGCGGTCACCCTTCCAGCCGGAGCGGACGGGTCAACCCTTCGCTTTGTCGATGCAACGGAAAAATGGGGAACCAACAATCTCACCCTGACACCCGCAAGCGGGCAAACAATCGACATGCTGGCAGCTGATGAAGTCCTGACTTGCGATGTGACTCGCGGCTGGGTCGAACTCAGCTGGGACGGTACTCGGTGGGCTTTCAGTTCCCTTGCATCGACAACCGTGGGGGAAGCTTCGGCAAGTGCGCCGGGGATTGTGAGCACAGGCACCCAGAGTTTTGCGGGGAACAAAGTTTTTGTCGATGGTTTGAAACTTGACGATGCGGTCGGACAGACAACTTTGAACTATTATGCTGAGGACGATACAACTCTCGCTTCCTGTACATTTCAAGGTAATTCAGGCGGTTCAGCTTCAGCTGGCGTAGCCATTAAGATTACAAGGATAGGTAGGATTATTACTTTAGATTTCCCGTCTTTCAATGCAGTCGTTCCAACAACAGCTTCAGTTGCGCTTTTTTCCAATACTAATTTGCCAACATGGGCAAGGCCTTCATCAGCAAAATCAATTCTTTCAATCGTATATAATAATGGCGCTTACGTAACTACCCCAGGTTATTTATTTATAAATACAACTGGCAGGTTAGAGTTTTATCGAGATATTGCCAGTACAGCCTACACAAACTCAGCCAATGCAGGCTGGTATCACACACAAATTACATACACAGTCTGAAAATAAAGGGAAAAACCTTGGCACTTTTATCGACAAAAACCGGCTTACCTTCCTTCGCTGCAGCGGACAACGCGATCATAAATTATTTCACGGACGGCGGCTTCGAACGCGGTTCCAACGGCGTGATACCAACCGGATGGGCTCAATATAACGATGGAGCGAGTGCAACGCCGGTTGACGGGACAGGCGGCTCTGCAGTCGCGCAAGTCACCATGCTATGCACAACTTCAAGTCCGATCAGGGGAACGCTATCGGCTGTTATATCGAAGGATGCAAACAACAGGCAGGGCGTTGGGTATTCATTTCCTTTCACGATCAGCAACGCGGACAAGGGAATAACGGCTGGCGTTAACTTTGAACTGCTTACAAGTGCGAACTATGTTAGCGGGGACATGGTTTTTTATATTTATGACGCGACGAATTCAGTGCTCATTACACCTCGCTCCGTTTCGCTTCCAGCGCTTCCAAGCTATGGAAAGTTCTTCAGTGACTACGGCCTTACAGCTGGCACAAGTTATCGTTTCATCCTGCACATCGCGACAACTTCGGCGCTGGCTTACACCGTGACCTTGGATACCATGGTAAATACGACAACGAGAGTCGCGGTTCCAGGGTCGGTTGTTGCAGAATTTACTTATACTACAACCGGAATAACATCTTCTGGCGGCGGCGCTGTTACCGCTGGAACAGGCGGTAGTACGACTGACGTTCTAAGATGGAGAAAAGTTGGAAGCTCCATTGAAATGCTTTTCTCTTTTTACTGGGGAACGGCTGGAACGTCTTTTGGGACAGGTACATATTATAAATTCAATTTGCCAAATGGCCTTAATTTAGTCACAACAGGCTTATCTTCACAGGCTCTAGGATTAGCTAGGCTATATGACTCAAGTGCAGCTACTTTCGTCGATGCCGTAGTCACTTGGAACGGAGTTGGAAGTACATTCTTGGTTCTGTCTCCATTGGATGGAAGCAACATAGATATTGGTCCAACGTCTCCATTCACTTTTGCGAACGGTGACGCCATGAGCGCACTAGTCACTGTTCCAGTGGCCGAGTGGGTTGGTTCCGGTTCCAACTTCGGACCGGGCGCGAGTGTTGAATACCTTTCCAGTTCATTTTCATCTTTTTCGGCTGTAAGAGATGCAGGTGGTACATTAGTTCCGACAACGACACCTGCCGGTGTCATCGAAACAATTTCTTGCGGTACACAGCCATGGCAAAATGCTATGCAGGCTTCCGATTCTGTGAGAATTGAAATGCAGGCAGGCGGTGGCACAAATCCATGGCTTCCAATCAATGGTGCCGAGATCGAACAACTTAGATTTGACGGTACTAACTACATCGGACTTGGCCTTTATTTCGACGGTACTAACTGGCGTTTTGCTCGCGGGAAATACATGCAGGGAACCGCCACACTTTGGAGTGGACTAACTGCAGGAACTAGATTCAGAGGCGTAAAAGCCCGTCCAGACGCCCCCGTCGGCCAAGTCCTGGCATCGACAGACGGACGCGAGGGGCTTTATAAAGCGGGAAGTGCGCCGGGTTATGTTGGCGGCGCGATAACCACAGCGGGATATGTTGGGGAAGTATTAGGTACAATTGCAAGTGGTACAGGCGGTGCAATCTACCAAACTACAACTTCCACAAATATTGGAACAGGAGCGGCCAATATAGTGACGCTCACACTAAACAAAGGTACTTATTTAGTCTCTGGCCATACCGTATTTGTAGGACCAGCTGGAGGAGCAACTAACGTCGCACTTTCATGGAAAATAAATGGAACTCAGGTTTCAAACACTTGGACACAGCAAACCATCGGAGCCTCATCGGCTACAACTGTTCCTTTCGTGACGATACCGCTGGTTATCACTACAGACGCCACTCCGATACAATTAAGTGCCGTAGCTGGCGCTGCAACAACTTCAACAAATAATTTTTTATTTGCCGTACGCATAGCCTAAAAGGAACCTCATGAAAAAGCCAAAAGTAGAAAAGCCAAAGGTAAAAGAATCGACTGAACCGAATCCGAAGGAAGGTAAAGAAAAAAACAGGTTTCCAAAAAAGAAAAAGTAATTTGATCAATACGAAAAAATCCCTGGCTTTCGCTGGGGATTCATTCCCTTCCATCCTTCCCCTTGCAAAGCTACTCCGATTCATTGGATAATCGAAAGATTCTACTTCACATCACCGTGGGTTTATTTATGAAGTCTTTACGATTCATCATTCCTATATGCCTGTCTTTTGCCTGTCAACCAGCTGGCACGACCAGAATTGTCGAGGGTCCAAGTGTCCCGCAAATTCCAGTCGAACAGCCGCCGCCGGTCGAACCTGGAAAACCTGGGTTCTTGCGGTTCGACGAAATCGAGCAATACGGTGACCGGGATATCAAAACCCTTAACGCGGCTGATCGCCCAAACACCCGCTATCTGATCGGATGCAATTTCTTGGATCAAGGAATTGAGGACCTTTCTGATCACAAAGCGGGCGTGAACAAAGGCCTGAACATGATCAGCACCGAAAGGCTGATCACAACCGCCGACACAATCGATGAGGCTGGTTGCATATGGAGGTTCAACCTCGACGATATTGGCATGACAACCGAGGAGTGGCAGAAGTTCGAACGTGCGAACGTGTTGCCTTTCATTTCCGAGTCGGTTCGCGGTCGCACGCTAAGGGCTCTCACGAATACCAATCAGCCGATGGTTTATGCCTCAAGCTTTTTTCTGACAGTCATGCAAGCCGATCAGGTATCAATAGGGAACCAGCTTTACTATGACCTGACTGAACAGCCTTTGAATGACGCGGAGTTCCTCCAAAAGCTTGGCATAAACCTTCAGCGTGAATTCAACGCCGAGGAACCTGCTTGCGCGGGCGGTGGACGCTCTCAAATTGCATTGGGCAAGCCAAGGCTCATTTGCATCCTCGACACTACTGCAGACGGGTTTTTGCTGTTCACAAACGATACCAGTTTGGCCAAAAATGACTCGATACTCCAAAACCCGTTCCTCAAGGAAATGGCCGCTATCCCTGGTTCGGCCACAAATAAGATTTTCAAATTTGTTGCCAGCGAATGGATTTTTTCGATGCCCAATGGACTATTGACCGGCTATCGATTGAGCAACGCGGCTGGAATTGCCGAAGTTATCGCGCCCACGAATGTAGTTATCGACATAGAGCAAGCGGGCAAAGGGCTTCCACCTGATATCACCCTTGGAGCATGTTCAAATTGTCATCACCAGGAAGCAGGAATCCTATTCAAGGACAACGTTTTCGACTCGGTTCGAAACAATGGGAACTTCAACACAGCCGAAAAGCAGCTGGCCGAAGTCTTCTATCGGGCTGACAGGTTCCAGGCGAAGCGGACTGTGGCAAACCAAAACCATAGCCGGGCACTCAAGGAAATAGGCGTGAGCACCTTCAAGGAGGACCCGCTGGTAACGAATATCATTCAACCCTTGCGCGGGGAACTGACAGCCGAGGATGTCGCCGGGTACTTATTTATGGAGGTCGATGAATTCAAAATAAGGCTGAACGGTACGAACCTTAGCAAGGTTCTATTCGGTTCGCTCATCGACGGCGGCGTTGTTCCGCTTCAGGATTTTGTTTCCGGCTTTGCCGTTTTACAGGATGAACTTTTGCTCTTTCGGGATGCTGGTCAGTTGTAAAAAGCAATTCTAATTGGAAAATAGAGGGAGTCATGAAAAAAATTTTGGTAGCGGTTATCATGTTCTTAGCTTTCTCATGTGGCGCTCCTGTGGCTGAGAAAGAACCAGAGCCAGCGCCACAACCAAAACCTTCGCCTTCCCCGTCGCCCGGTGGAAAGACTTCCTTTGCAGAGGCACAGGCGATCATGCAAACATATTGCTCGGAGTGCCATGCAGCGGCTGGCTTTACCAAATCAGAGGCAGGGCTTAAGGCAAGCAGTGCCAAAGCCAGAGTTCAAAACTCGACAATGCCTCCCCCATATGCGGAGCAAATGAGTCCGGCTGACAAGGGTGAGTTTTTAGGTTTTTTTTGAAAATAGAGTAAAGCCTATGAGTACAAAATTCCTTGATACCAAAGACTATGTTCCAGGGCAGCTTCCACTTCGTAGGTCCAT